CCCATTGCTTTTTGCTTACGGAGTTTCTTGGGGTTCTTGGTTACTGATCCAGATCCATATGAAGTCTCCAAATCGAAGGCACGTTCAGACCTTCTTTCTGTTCTATCATCAGCAGTCATTTTACCTCTTCCATGATGAGGTCCACCTCTAAGAGATCTCCACATATGCTTCTCAGCAGACTTCACTTTTTTGGTTTTTTCTCCTTTTTTAGAATACTCAGATGCAGGTTTATTAGTTCTCTTTCTAACTAGGGAGCTATATGCTGCAGATGCTTTTGGAGTTTTACCATAGGAACCTTCTGCTTCCAAGATTTCTTCAATATCATCAGCATCCAATTCATTTGCCATGATCCACTCTGCTTCCTCTAGAGTTTCTGCATATCCTTCTACACAAAGAAATTCTAAAACAGTATCAAAGATATCAAACTCTTCTCTATTCAGTTGCTTTTTCTCTGCGGGTGTTAGAGCACCTCTTTGCGCTCCTCTTGCTGCTTGCTTTGCTTTTACTGCAGGATCATCGGACTTGTGAGCATAACCATGAAGACCAGGAGATGATGAAGTTGTCTTGCGGAAGTCACCTCTTTGCTTTCTCGCAAGTTCTTGTCTTGCCTTTGCTTTCTTATCGTCACCATAAGTTGGTCTATTCTCAAGTGCAGTTGCTCTATCTGCAGATTTACCACCCCCAGTTGACTTAGCAATCTTATTACGGATTGCAGTCCATCAGACCTCTGAGATTATTAATGTCCATTTTTAAAAAATACTTTTTAGTTATTTATAAAAAAAAAGACCCCGAAGGGTCACTCAACTACTTGACTAATTGCATCATCAAGATCAGCGATTACTTCTCGGATCTCAAAAATACGCATCGGAGTTGTGTAGATATTTGTAGTATATCCTTTTTGTGCTTCGAAAAGGACTTGGCGAACTGCAGCTGCCGAACGAACATCTAGTTCTAGTTTTACTTTACTCATAGGTCCCCATCCTTACGATTTTCTGAACGTTCAATACTAAAAGCACCTTCAGGATAACGAGCATTTAGTTTATCAAAATTCATTTGAATAACTTCTTCAAGTGAAATATCAAGACCCAAACATGCCTGAGAAACATACCACATAATATCACCAAGTTCACGCTTCAGGTGAAATAGATTTTCTTCGTTTACTGGTTTGCCTTGGAAAATAATCTTTTTAACAATTTCAGTAAACTCACCTGCTTCAGCAGACATTCCTACAGCAGCAGTAAGAACTCGTTCGGTTGGGAATTGTTGTTGTTGAAGATCTGCAAGACGAGCAGAAAAGTCTGGAAAGTTTTTACTTGGTTGAGAAGTTGTTTCATTAACAAATTCAACGTATTTTTTAAGATCAATCATTTTAGGAATCAATGCTGTGTATTGGGTTATTTGCAGTTTTTCTAAAGATAGAAAAACTATTTTGGAAATGTTTATGCGGTTCTAGCACAGTAACCATTTCAATATCATCTCTAGATTTTTGAAGTAGCTTTACTTGAGATGTAAAGTATCTACCCCACAAATTGCTTTCAGTTGAATGAAACACTATTATACCATTTTCATTCAGATTCTCAAAGAAAAATTTAAAGACCTCAAAGAAAGTTGGACCATCACCATAGTCCAACCAAACAAAATCATAATTTTGTTCTTTAAGTTTGTCGATATATTCAAAAAGATCAGATTGGATAAATGTACAGTAGTCACTTAAACCATTTTCAACTAACTTAGACTTAAGATTTTTTGGTGTATCGTCATGACTAAAATCTTCAACTACAGTAAGGTTTGGGGAGTAATCTACCCACTCACGAACATAGTCATGAAATTCACCTTCAAAATATTCAGTAATGTTTTTATTTTCAATTTCCTTTTCTATTTCTTTTTTTATATCAATCAAAGATTTTAGTATAAAAAAAGTAGTGTATCCAGCACCAACTTCTATTAACTTCTTTGGTCGTATTGATTTTATCAAAGAATAAATTACAAGAGAAACATTTTCAGTCCCAAAAATATTTGGGTACATGTTTAAAAAATCATCATTTAATAAATTCATGATAGATTCAATGGTTCAAGATCACTTTGCATTAATTTTTTCTTAGAATCATTTAGTGCTTTATAAGTGTCTTGTTTTTTATTTTCAGTTTCAACAAAGACAACTTCTGATGTCGGTAGTTGTTTTGGAATTTCAATATCAACTACTTGCCCCATAAGAAACTGATTTCTAGTGATAGTTCTATTCTGAGGATCAAACGATACCATCATTAAGGCATCAATTTCATCTCCACAATCGCAAATTTTCCTTCCCGTTTTAGTTTCAATAACAGAAAAGTAGTCCTCCGAATTATATTTCAAAATTAATTCCTCAAATTGTTTTTAAGTAAATCATACCCCCAAACTAATCAAGAGTCAAGCAAGTATTTTTCATCTGTCGTAAACCACATTGCTAACGTATACCTTGAGTTATTTTTAACTTTAGTAACTCCATGTGGATAATTAGAAGGAAAAATTATAACCTTTCCCTTTTCTGGTTTGCAAATATAATTATTTTCCGGTAAGTAAGTTTCTCCACCTTCATAATCATCGTTAAGATAACAAACGGCAGTATAGTGTCTTTGAATTAAATTCTCTTCCTGATCATCTTTATGAACTCCCATCTCCATATCTGGAGCCCAGTATACAATATCAAGAAACTCTGGAAATATAAATTTTTTATATAAAGAAAAAGACATTTGAGTTATCTTATAAACAAGACAGTTTATCTCTTTCCGAAGATCACCATCTTCTATTTCAGATGGTGATAGTGTTCTTCCGGAGAAAAAGGTATCTTCCTGCCACAAACTTCTTTGATTAGTATCTTTGAAATAGTTAATAATCCTATCACACATAGTTTCATCAGAAACTAATCCAGATAATTCGTGTATCATTAGAATTTAAATCCTTCAAATGACTTTTTTGGTTTAGAATCATCGTATTCATATTCATCATCTTGACCAGAATCAAGTATATTATTTTGAGCAGATTGTTCGACATCATACAATCTCATTTTTGCTCGATCAATACCAACAACAAATCTCTTGAAGATAGTTGGATCATTATATCGATTCTTAAGTTGCTTTACAAGAATCTGTCCCAATTCTTCCAACTCTTCCGTACTAATAAGAGCAAACATAAGATCGGCAGTAGCAGGAAGCCCAAAGGACTCAGAAGTATCAGTAAGTTCAACATCAGAGCTACCATAACCAGAACGTGTAGTCTGGGTGGCTGATACGATTGGTACGTTGAACTCAACTGCAAGTCCCCTAAGTTCTTCTGCGATTGCTTTAACAAAAGTATAAGAATTGATATTACTATTTCCCCTATACCTAGAGGAAGAGCAAATATTAAGATAATCGATAAAGATAATATCAGGTCTAAATGACTTCTTAAGTGCAAGTTCATTAAGAAGTGATTTGAAATGTCCAGCATGAGCAGACGCTGTTGGGTATTCCTTAATTATAAGGGTTCCCTGAGTTTTCTTTGTGATATTTGTAACTTTACTCTCAAACATTTGTTTTGGTAGTTCTACCAATTGTTGAATTGGGACATTCAAAAGGTTTGCATCAATTCGCTCAGCAATTCGTTCCTCCGCCATTTCAAGAGTGATATAGAGAACGTTCCTGCCTTGCAATAAGACGGAACTAGCCACATGACACATGAATAGCGATTTCCCAACACCTGTCCCAGCGAGAGCGATATTGAGAGTCTTATTAGGGAGACCACCTTTTGTAATTTTATTAAAGTATTCGAGATCAAATTCAATTTTTTCTTCCTTTCTATGATAGGACTCATAACGTTGCTCATAGTCTAACAGATAATCATGACCGATGTGAGTATCGAAAGACACCGCTAGGGCATCAGATAAAATACTAGGAATACTATCCCTATTTTTCTTTTCATCTTTACCATCCGCAACATGGATAGATTCCATTAAAGCAAGATAAATTGCACGATCACGACACCACTTTTCAGTTGTATTAACCAGCCAAGATAAATCGTTAGGTTCTTCGTGCAAATCTTTAATATCTGAAATAACTTCTTTATACAAAGATTCATTAATATCTTGACGATTCTCTACTTCAATTTGTAAGACTTCTTTTGTTGGTACTTGATTATATTGCTGAACAAAATTAGAAACTTCTTCAAATATAATTTTCTTTGAATAGGTTTCAAAATATTCATTTTTGATAAATGGAATTACTTTGCGTAAATAAGTTTCATTATAAAGTAGACTATTAAGAACTAGAGATTCAACTTTCTCCATAACTAAATTCCTTTCGTGCGATTTCGTCCAACTGTTGCATTACTTCTTCGGTAAAATACACTTCAGGTTCTTTTAGAATCTGTTTAGCATAAATCTTTTTACCATCAATCTCGTAGCGACGTGCTACATTTTTCCAGAGTCCACCAATCTCACCAAGTTCCAGAAGACCGTAGTAACGATCAAGACCGCGCTCATCATAATAAAGACGGACTTCAACATCTTTGTTCTCCTTA